AAGATACAGTATTTTGTGCATTACAAGTTTTTGCCGGGATTTGGCTTTTACGGGTTAGGTTTAATACACACCATCGGTGGCCTTTCCCGGACGGCTACTGCGGCGCTCCGTCAACTCATCGACGCGGGCACTCTCTCTAATCTGCCTGCCGGTTTCAAGGCCCGTGGCATGCGGATCAGGGATGATGATGACCCCATCCAGCCCGGTGAGTTTAGAGACGTAGACGCGCCCGGTGGTCGTTTATCCGACAGTCTGATGCCCCTACCTTTCAAGGGTCCAGACTCGACGCTGTTCCAACTTCTTGGTTTCGTGGTGGACGCAGGCCGTCGCTTTGCCACGATTACAGACATGAAGGTTGGGGACGGTAATCAACAGGCCGCTGTAGGAACGACGGTTGCATTGTTGGAACAGGGATCAAGAATTATGTCCGCTGTACACAAGCGGATGCACTATGCCTTACGCCAAGAGTTACGTCTGTTATCTGGGGTTATTGCGGACTACTTGCCGCAGAGTTATCCGTACACGGTTGAAGGTGCGGATGCGTCCGTTATGTCAGAGGATTTTGATGAGCGTGTGGACGTTATTCCTGTTTCTGATCCAAACATCTTTAGTCAAGCACAGCGGATTGCGTTGGCGCAGACGAAACTACAGCTAGCCCAAGCCGCCCCAGAAATGCACAACATGCACGAAGTATTGCGTGACATGTATGAGGCGCTAGGGGTTCGTGACGTAGACAAGATATTGCGCCGTAATATTGAGGAAGACCCCTCTCCCCTAGATCCCGCGCAAGAAAATATAAACGCCTTAGACATGGTGCCGCTCAAAGCTTTCGAGGGACAGGATCATCAGGCCCACATTATGGCACATATGGTCTTCGGCTCTACACCTCTGGTAGGTACCGCGCCGCAGATAGCAGTGTCGCTTCAGAAACATATTATGGAGCATGTGCGTATTGAGGCATCTGAACAAGCTATGGTTCAATATCTACAGCAGGTAGGGCAGCGCCAAGGGCAGCCTTTGAGCGAAGAAGAGATGCTACAGATAGAAAGCCTGACGGCGCAGCTTATTGCTCAAGGTATGCAGACGCTTAAACAACTTAGCCAGCAGGTCTCAAACCAAGGGCAAGGGCCTGATCCGCTTGTTCAACTTAAGGAGCAAGAGCTTCAGATTAAAGCACAGTCCGAACAAAACGACGCCGCGTTGGATCAGGCAAAACTTCAGCTTGAGCAGGCGGGAATGGAGATGCGGAACCAACAATTTAACCAGCGGCTTGAAAGTCAAGAAGCACAGACAGCCGCTAGAATTAATTCCGCAATGGAACGGGAACTTCTTAAACAGCAGCAGAATAGGAGACAGTAATGGCTTCGGTAAAAATCGTCACGAACAAGCCCGGTAACCCACAAAAAGCCGTTGAGTATGCGGATATTAAGGGTCAAGGGCGTGTTCCTTATGGTAAGTCTCAAGACGTAAAGGTCCCGACAACCATGAAAAGAGCCACGGCTCGTGGTATGGGTAAGGCTACCGGCGGCGGTAGTTACATTGCCTGCGGATGAGCCCGAAACGTAGAGAATTAGACGCCGACTCCGACGGTGTCGTCTCAGACGCTGAGATACAAGCTGCGAAGGCAAGCAGTGACCTGTTAAAACAGGACTCTCAGCGTCGTATGGCGTGGATTGCAATGATATCCATGCTCGTTTTTACGGCTCTTGTTTTCCTACCTATCTTCCCAGACTCCCGCATTAAGGCCCTAGGGGACCTTTTTAGCCTTTTCTACATAGGTATGGCGGGTGTGGTTAGCGCTTATTTTGGTGCAGCCGCCTTTATGGCCCGAAAAAAGTAATTTTTTACATTAAAAGCTTCTGGAGGTAAGCATGATAAGTCTTTTAGGAACCCTTTTAGGGTTTGGAACGTCGATTGTACCCGAAATTCTGGGATTTTTTAAGCAAAAACAGGCTAATGCCCAAGAATTAGCGATAATTGAGGCTAAAGCTAAGTATGCGGAGCAACTTTCTACCTTAAAAATACAAGAGTTGGACGCTCAAGCCGAAATAGAAGAAACGAAAGGTCTTTACGCGCATGATCGAAGCATTGACGCTGGCGGATTTGTCAACGCTCTTAGGGGTAGTGTCCGCCCTGTTCTTACTTATCTTTTCTTCGTAGCTTTTGCGTCTGTTAAGGGCGTTTTGATCTACGCCATGGTCTCTAACCAGAGTGTTGACTGGGTGACCGCCGTTCAATTTGCTTGGGACGATGAGACTCAAGCTATTTTCTCCGCAATAATAGCTTTCTGGTTTGGTAATCGGGCCATGTCCAAAGCTCGTTCTCATATATCCTCTAAAAAAGGATAATTATAAGAATGAATGAGATATTTCTTGCGGAAGCAACCTTTCGTCTGCTAAAAGAGAAGCGTTCCGTTGTTTTAGACACTCTTGAATACGGAGAAGTCAAGGACATGGAGCATTACCGTGAACTCATGGGCATGTTAAGAGCCCTAGAGTACATAGATCAGGAACTCAAGAGCCTGCTAGAGAAACAGGAGCATGCAGATGACTAAGTCGAAAGACAAGAAAGCCTCTACATCTGAGGCAGAAGCCGAAAACATATCTTCGGCATATGTAAAAACGGAGGATCGTGTTCTTGATCCTTCTCTTCTAAGTAAAAGCATACTTGACAGAGTACCGGAACCAACGGGTTGGCGCATAATTGTGCTTCCCTATCGTGGTAAGGGAAAGACAGAGGGCGGTATTTACCTCCCAGATCAAGTTGTCGAAGAAAACCAAATCGCAACTCAGGTTGGATACGTCTTAAAAGTTGGCTCTCTTGCATACAAGGACCCCGATAAATTTGACAGTCCTTGGTGCCAGAAAGGTGATTGGGTAATGTTTGCGCGTTATGCAGGGTCACGCTTTAAGATAGACGGTGGTGAAGTCCGAATACTCAACGATGATGAGGTTTTGGCAACCATCTCTGAACCTGATGACGTTTTACATATGTAGGAGAGAAACATGGCTGACGAAGATTTCGTAGTTGAGAATGAGGACACTGAATCCGGGGTATCGGTTGAGGTGGAAGAACAAGAGGCGTCAGACGACGCTGTTGTTGAGGTGACCGGACAAGAGGCGGACACTGAGGATGAATTTGAGAAAGCCTCTAATGCGACGCAAAAGCGAATTAACCAACTGACCAAAAAAATGCGTCAGGCGGAGCGCGAAAGAGAAGAGGCTTTGCGGTATGCAGGACAAGTTCAACAGGAATCCACGGCGTTAAGGTCTAGGCTTGATGCTATGGACAGCAACTACGTTACTGAATTTAGTGGTCGAGTCCAGAGTGAGTTAGAGTCCGCTGAAAACGTCCTAAAGAACGCTATAGAGATTGGGGACACTCAAGCTGTTGTGGAGGCTAACAGAAAGATCACAGCTTTAGCTATCCAAGCGGATAGGGCCTCTCAAGCGGCTCGCGAAGTTGAAATGCAAAAACAGCATGCAGAGCTTCAACGGCAACAGATGCAGCAGGCTCCCCAACGATCACAGCCTCGTAAGCCTGATCCAAAAGCGGAATCTTGGGCTGCTGAACGAGAGTGGTTTGGGTCTGATGAGACCATGACGTATGCCGCTTTTGGAATACATAAAAAACTTATCGAAGATGAAGGATTTGACCCATCAAGCGATGAGTACTATAGTGAGTTAGACAAACGTATGGAGGAAGCCTTTCCTCATAAGTTTGGTAACGGATCAAAAAGCAAACGTCCCGCTCAGACGGTTGCATCAGTTAACAGATCTGCAACTGGGCGCAGTAAAAAACAGGTTAGACTCACCCCTACCCAGGTTACCATGGCTAAAAAATTGGGTGTGCCGCTAGAAGAATACGCGAAATACGTGAAGGAGTAGAGAAATGAGAGAAGAAGAAATTATTCAAGGTACTTCCTCGGATCGTACCCCTCGCGCTAAAAAGAGCCGGAGTTCTACGACTAGGCGTAAGCCGTGGGCTCCACCATCAATGTTAGATGCACCACCCGCACCAGACGGTTACAAACACCGCTGGATTAGGGCTGAAACTCGTGGTTTTGATGACCGCAAGAACATCAGCGCTAAACTCAGGGAAGGTTGGGAACTTGTCCGTTCAGACGAGTATCCAGACTTCGAGGCACCCGTTATTGATAACGGAAAATACGAGGGGGTATTTGGCGTTGGAGGATTGCTTCTTGCACGGATTCCCGTGGAGACTATTGCAGAGCGAACGGCGTACTTCAACCAAAGAAGTGCTGACCAGATGCAGGCAGTAGACCACGATATGATGCGCGAGAACGCACACTCAACGATGACGATTGACCGACCTGATCGTCAATCTCGTGTAACCTTTGGTGGCTCTAAAAAATAAGGGTCACCTCCTTTAGGAGTACCTAAAATGGCAAACCAAGAAACTGCCTACGGTCTTCGTCCTATTGGTCTAGTCGGCTCGGGCGCAAACTCGACGGGTCTTACGACCTACGAAATTGCGTCTAATAACACCAACGTCATTTATAATGGCGCTATTGTCGTTCCTCTTGCTGCTGGCGTTATCGATCAAGCCGGTGCCACTGACGGCGGAACGACTCAAGCGCTCGGCGTGATGATGGGGTGTGAGTACGTGGACTCGGTGACGAAGAAAACCACTTTCCTTAACCACTGGCCCGGTTCTGGTGCGATTAGTGTTGACACGAATCATCCTGTCAAAGCTCTTGTCGCTGATGATCCGAACCAACTGTTTAAGGTTGCAAGTGATGCGTCTCTTACTGACCGTGCTACAGCTTTGGCTGCGGTCTTTGCGAACGCCTCTCTTGGCACTTCGGCGCGGACCGGATCTGACGATACGGGACGTTCTAACTCAGCGCTCGGTGTAAGCACTATTGCAACGACGGCTACTCTTCCGCTTCGTATTGTTGGTATCCTCGATGATGAGGCTAACAGCGATTTCACGGCGGCGGGTATCCCTCTTATTGTGCGGCTGAACGCTCACTTCAACGCTGGATCACGGCGGTTTGATTCTCAAACCACTGCTGATTCCACCGGCATTTAAGGAGGGCGCATAAAATGGCTATTTCTCGCGCACAATTAGCGAAAGAGCTTGAGCCCGGACTTAATGCTCTTTTTGGTCTGGAATATGACCGCTACGAACAAGAGCATTCCGAAATCTTTGAGGAGGAGTCTTCGGACCGCGCCTTTGAAGAAGAGGTAATGCTCGGCGGCTTTTCAACTGCTCCCGTGAAGAACGAAGGCGGGGCAATCACGTTCGATGACGCGCAGGAAACGTATACTGCTCGGTACACGCACGAAACGATTGCTCTGGCTTTTTCGATCACGGAAGAGGCTATTGAGGACAATCTTTATGACCGGCTTGCTAGCCGGTACACTAAAGCTCTTGCCCGTTCAATGGCTCAAACCAAGCAGATCAAAGCTGCTGCAATTCTCAACAACGCCTTCAGCGCAGGCGCGTCAGCGATTGGTGACGGAGCAGCACTCTGTTCTTCTGCTCACCCATCTCTTTCGGGCAACCAGCGTAACCAACTTAGCACTGCTTCAGATCTCAACGAGACCTCTCTGGAGCAAATGCTGATTGATATTGCTGGTCTGACTGACGAGCGTGGTTTGAAGATTGCTGTTCGTGGTATGAAACTCATCATTCCGAAAGAACTTCAATTTGTTGCGGAGCGTGTAATTGCCAGCAACCTGCGTAGCGGTACGGCTGACAATGACATCAACGCAGTTAGGTCCATGGGGATGCTTCCTGAAGGTGCGGTGGTAAACCACTTCCTCACCGACACGGATGCTTTCTTTATTAAGACTGATGCTCCGAACGGTTTCAAATTCTTTAACCGTTCTCCGCTGAAAACTGCCATGGAAGGCGACTTCGATACGGGTAACATGCGATTTAAAGCGCGTGAGCGTTACTCTTTCGGTGTTTCCGATTGGCGTTGCGTTTTCGGTACAGCGGGCGCTGCGTAAGCACACTCTTTGTCTCGGATGAAAGGGGCGGCTATTGCCGCCCCTTTTATTTTAGTTTATATTCTTATAATCCCTGACGGCATATCTTGTGCCGACACTAGCCACGACAGGAGGATTTTATGGCTAAAACAACTTTTTCCGGTCCCGTTCGCTCTCGCCGCGGTTTCATTACCGCGGGTCCAGATGCGGTAGTAAATATTACTGCTGAAACCACCCTTACTTTTGATGACCACGCTGGCCGTATGATTGAGGTCAATGATGCTGACGGCGCGGTAACCCTTCCCACCATTAAAGCTGATTCAAACGGAGCTTCTGCGGGCCAAGACGATCCAAACGTCAACAGCCACCTTGGTGCTGTCTATCGGTTCTTTATTGGAACAGATGCCACTGATTTGGACATTAAGACAGACGGAACCGATAAGTTTGTTGGGTCCCTAGCGGTTGGCGTTAATGATGGCACCTACAAGGTTTTCCAACCCGCCGCCTCTAATGATGTTATTTCAATGAACGGCGGTACTCAAGGTGGTGATAAGAACTCCTACCTAGAGATCACAGCTATCGCTGACAACGAGTACCTTGTGCAGGGTGTTCTTATTGGTTCTGGAACTATCGCTACTCCCTTCGCAGATAGCTAATAGGGGTTAACCAATGGCTGACGCAGTAACCTCACAAACTCTTGCTGACGGCCCAAAAACTGCGGTAATGAAATTTACCAATGTCTCGGACTCAACCGGCGAGAGCGCTGTTACAAAAGTAGATGTTTCTGCCTTGTCTGCTAGCGCGGATGGTGACACTTGCACAGGTGTCACCATTGAGCGTATTTGGTGGCAGTGCATTGGCATGAAAGTACAAATCCTTTGGGATGCGACTTCAGATGCTTTTTGTATTGAATTGGGAGAGAACCAAAGCGGTAGTCACGATTACACTGTTTTTGGAGGCCTTACTAATAATGCGGGGTCCGGTAAAACAGGTGATGTAAACTTTACCACCGTAGGTGCTTCCGCAAATGACACGTATACGGTCATACTGTATATGAGAAAACAGTATTAACGGGTAAGAACGGTGCTTGACTCTTCGCCTAAACATGAGATCTTGTCGGGCACCTACCGCATTGTAGTTGAGGACTCCGACAAACCTAACATTTATGTTAAGTTTTCGGGGTTCTCTACTCCCGAAGAAGCCTCTGAATTTATCCACTGGTTAGAGACAGTTCTTTCGGACCCCCTAGACAAGGTGATTCACTAATGGCTCGTGAAGTTAGTTCAATTACTCGCGTAGGCACTAGCGAACCGTTTGAGCTTCAGGTTTCTCGCAACCAAATATCCTTCCACAAAACTATTTTTAAGTTTGGCTACAACGCTGTTGTTGGGTCTTCTAAGGAAACCATTTGGGAACAGGGTGGTTTGTACGCTTATCCCGCATCGTCCACAGTAATGACTGTATCGAGCAGTTCAGCTAATGACACTGCCGCAGGCACGGGTGCGCGAACAGTGGAAATTTCTGGTCTAGACGCTGATTACAACGAGATAAGCGAAATTGTTACGTTAAACGGGCAAACGGCTGTTAACACCACAAAGTCTTACCTCCGTATAAATCGCGGCATTGTCCGAAGTGCAGGCAGCGGTGGCGCAAATGCTGGCACAATTTACGCAGGAACAGGCACCGTGACTTCTGGAGTTCCCGCTAATGTGTACCTTAGCATTAACGGTGATGGTGACAACCAAACACTGATGAGTCTTTGGACAGTTCCCGCAGGGTACACTGCTTTTCTTACAAAGATGGCTTTATCTACCGGAACATCTACCAACACCAAAGCTGTCTTGAACGCTAGTCTCGTTGCTAGACCCTATGAAGAAGTCTTTCAGATAAAGGAAAGATTTACGCTGACAGATGGTGCCCACGAACAGTTCTACACTTTCCCGTTAAGCTTCGCGGAAAAAACAGATTTAGAAATGAGGGCATTTTCTTCTTCGGGGTCGGTA